TGACGTTGGAATTGTGATAGTTTATAAGAGGCCTTAGTTATAACCCAGGTGTCGGTTGCAAATAATCCCCTATCCCCCCATACAATAATCACTCTGTGGGGGTCCCCATAATACCCCTCAGATTTAGAACGCGTAGCTAACCAACGGCAATTACGGATAACATCTGCCCGATTTTCTTCTTTTGCATACCAGTCCAATTTAAAGACCAGGGTATCCTCTGATCCCGTATAATGATAAAAAGGGGCATTGCGGCCTATTGAAGCAATGGTGGCGTAATTAGGGGTAGGGGTAAATTCCAACTCGCTGGGTACGGTATTAAGAGTTATGTAACTATAAGAAGTCTTAGAACTCTGAGGCCGATCTCCTGAAGATTTCCATTCTTCATAATCGATAATGATCAAGGACTGAGGTTGGCCCATAGTACCTAAAGCATTATCAGGCCACCTTTGTTTATTTTCCCAATCTCTTAGCCAAGATTTTTCTGATAAATCTTGGGGATCTCGGTAAAGTTTATTAACTGTCCTTTTTACTTCAGGTTTCTTTTGATAGGGTCTATTCTTTATGATGTTAGCATTTACCATACCCACAGCTGTCATTCCCGCCCATTTCATATAACGAGCAACAAGTACGGGATTGGTAACAAGTTGAGGAAATCCAGGTATACCTTTAGGGAAGTTAAGTTTTGCCATTATTCGTATTGTAAAGCCAGGTTAATTTGTTTATTTAATTTAGCCTCTATTACCCCCTCCTTAATACCCCCGTGGACATAGATATCAACCCTATCTTTATTAGACCAATCATAGTAAGGTTGATCTCCATAGCTCTTTGGGTTTTGTTTATAGGCTTCTAGGTTATTTTTTAATACCCAATCAACAGCATTATTCTCACCTACATTATGTTTAAATAAAGCCCTTACCATAGAACTTTGGCCATTTCTATCTACATTTGATAAAAAAGCCATTCTTAAACGGTCCTGACTTGAAAGGGTTTCATTCTGGGCATCGGTATTTTCTTTAGTCGCATCGGTATTTTTATTGGTAGCTGAGGCTAATAATGGGAGAACAAAAGATAGTCCCATAAGGCCCCAACCAATCGGTGCTAACCCAGGTATCATACTCATTCCAGCACCTAAGGCCATACCCCCTCCCGCAACCTTATCCATAGTGGACTGGCCTGTAGCAGCTTGGTATAATCCCATACCAATACCCAAAGCCCCCATACCTTTACCCACTAATCCGGTCTTACCAGACAGTACTCCCTTTAATCCAGCCATACCCCCTACTGGTGGAGCAGGAGCTTTAGTTCCAGGGGCTAAAGCCAAACCCAAAGCAGCGGCTTCAGCAGCGGGCATAAACCTTGAACCGGCAGCCGTACGGGCATAATAGGTACCCCCAGCAGTTCTACCTATTGAAGATCCTAATCCTGCCATATTCATTCCCATTGTAGAAATCCCCCTTAGAGCCCTATTGTAATTGAGGAGATCTAGGGTTGCCATTTTTACTGCGGCAGAAGAACTGGCAAAAGAAGTATTAACAGTATTGATAGCAAGGGCAGCACCGGTTACAGCAGCTTTAACCCCCCACCACATAGTTTTTAATATTAGTAACCCTACTCCGGCACTTACCAACCAACCCATAAGGGGTATCTTTAATATGGCAGCTAGGCCCTGCATCACTCCCGCCAAGAGTTTTAGTATGGGAGTAACCATAGGGGCAATAGTAGCTGTAAATTGATTCATTAAAGCTTTCCAAGATCCTATCATCATTTGGATCGCTCCCCAAGGACTATCAGCTTGTTTCTTATATAGGGTTCCAGCTATCCCTTGGGATTTCTTTAATTCCTCAATATGTTTTCTGTATTCATCGGCACCTCCCAGTAATTTACTGGCAGCCCTCTTTCCTCTTACCCCAAATATTTCATATAAGATATTTTGTTTATCCACATCCCCAAAATTCTGAGTAGCTTTGAAAAGGGCGTCCAGAATATCTGGCATAGGTTTTAAGTTACCCCTAACATCTACTAGAGCCTTAGGATCTAATCCAATTTTTTCCCATACTTGAGCCCTACCTGTCTTAGCAAAATCCCCTAGACCTAAAGCCATATACCGGAACATATTTTCAACTGCTGTACCCGCCATAGACCCCTTGATACCGGCATTACCTAATGTCATGATCATGGCAGTAATATCGGGCAGAGTCTGCCCCATATCCTGGGCAGTAGAACCGGCATACTTGATGGATTCTCCTAAGTCTCTTAAGCTAATCTGGGATTTAACGGCACCTTGAGCAAGTATATCTGATACATAGGTCCAGTCCTGGAGTTTGGATTTATTATACCCAAACATATACATGGCATTAGTTGCAATTTCAGAAGAGGTTTTTAAATCTTCCATTGCTCCCCCAGCAAGGTTCATAACAGGAATAATTGAGGACATTACTTCACGGGCATCCAAACCAGCAAGGGCAAGTTCTCGCATAGTGTTACCGTAATCCTGGGGGGCAAATAGAGTAGTTGATCCCAACTTATTTGCCTGATCGGTCATCCTCTTGAATTCCGCATTGGTAGCAGAGGAGGCAGCAGCAACCCCCCTCATTGTAAAATCAAACTTAGCCCCCACTTGATAGGCGGAGGTCATACCCATAATAGCAGAAGCTCCTGCTGCGAAAAGGCCGCCGTACATATTACGAGCGGATCTTAAAGAATCCTGATAAAGTTTAGTTTCTCCCCGTAACTTCTCCAGTTGATTTTTAATCAGGGCAGCTGGCCCAGAGAACTCATCTTTCAGGTATATACGTAAACCTATATTTACTTGGGAACTACCTAAGAGCATGTTATTTAGAATTTTCTTTGTTAGTCTGTTCGGATAATTTTAAAAGTCTATCCCGTACAGAATAGGGAAGATTTAACCATTCCTTCCATGAGAGATGTAATTTAAACTGGGAAACGAAGTAGTACTCCCCCACTAAATCTCCCGAGGATAGAAAAAATCGGGGATACGAATAAGGAACTGTTTAACAGTATCCTGATTATATGGGTTTACTAAGTCAATAACCCCATCAAATTGTTCATCTACCTCTTCAATCATATTCCTTAATTCCATCATTTCTCGTGATTTGAATACCTTGAAGTTTTCAACTTTTACCCATTCCTCATTAATTTGAAGTTGGAGATCTCGGGCAACTAACCGGGAGTTTACATCTACCTTAAATTCAGGCAACTTGATTAGATACTGTTCTGAATATCCATCCATATATTTAAACTGTACCACTTTACCTGTTGATAGGGTCCTTTTAATATGGGTAACACTTATGGGTTCATTGTAGGGTTTAATAGCCTTGAAAGGATAGTCCTTACTTTCGGGGTCTGGAAAAGGTCTAGAATAATCCCAAATAAAATTCATAAGGTCTTCTTCATAAGGAACTTGTTCCTGATCCCCACCCCAATCATATTGAAACTTAAGAATAGGCCCAAGAGAGAATATACGAGAACTCATAAGGATAAAGTATTTATCCTTTAACCGTAATTCTAATACTTGATCGGAGGTTAAACGGCCATCAGGGGATTGACCATTCTCTGCCCATACTACTATATCTTGTATAAAGGTATTTATGGCTGAAGATTCTTTGTTTAGGGATACGTTAGATAGGATACCATCATCATTACCATCTTGTTCCCGTATCATTACAAAAAACCCAGAAGGGCAAAGAATCTTATTTATATTACCGTACCGTTTAATTAAATCCGAGGTTTCCATAATTTCAATATAGGTTAAAACAATAAAGGAGGACTATGATGATATATAGTCCTCCAGTATTATAACACAAGGGTGAGGGTTTTAAATCTTCGAAACTTTATTGATGGACATTTCAATTTTTTCCATTGTGTTATCCGAAGACTGTCTTTTTTGACTTTGGCCATTGATTTTCAGAGGCCAAACTTCCTCGCAAATCCAACTGTTGATAACCGTGATACCATCTTCAGCAAACTCATCCACTAACATAGTTCTGTAATAAGCCGAAGGGGTGAGACCCCCACCCACTTGAACATTGGATACCATATCCATCCAATCCCAGAAATACGTAGTTGCAGCTCCAGCCTGGGTTTGTAAAAGTTTTTCCAGGGTACCATTTCCAAATTTATTCCTTCCCCCTGTTTTTACATCATAATTGACATCCGCGTGAACAACTTGTTCAATTTCTCGATCGGGTAAATCCACATTCTGAAAAAGGAAGGGGTCAATTGGGGATTCTGGAAAGGATACGCTAAAATTATAAACTTTCCTGGGATTAGCAACTTTTGCCATAATATATAAGGTTTAAATATTATTAATTAGTTTCGAAAGTTACCCCAGCCTTGGTGAGGATAATACTTACTGAGATCTCCTTTAACGGGGCAATACAGATAATTCTCAGGTTCATCTTGGTTTTTCCAAGAGCCATATCAGCAGCGGTATTTACTTCCAAATCCGCAAAGGCTGTAGCAAATTGATCACCCTGCCATAAATAAGAAGAAATCCCTCTTCCCGTTTTTACTTCATCAATAATGGGTTTAACTGAGAAGTAGATATCCCTCAATAATTGGAAATCAGTAGGTTTTCCAAGGAATTTCTCCAATACGGGGCCCAAAACCTTTTGTAAATAGATAACCAGGTTTTCAAGGCAAGCAAAATTTTCTGGGGAAGGATCTACCTGAGAAGTGTAATCATCCCAGAACATTGTTTTTCCAGCCCGTTTAATAACCATATTAATACGGTTTTGGGCAAGAAGATCCAGATCAAGGAACTTAGCTGGGGTACCAAAATTATTAACTACCCCAAGACAGTTGCTAAGAACTCCATAATCAGGGCCAAAAAATGCAGTCCATACCTTATATGTCCTGTGAATATGAGCCATATTCCCAAGAACATCAGCCAATTCTGAAATCTCTACTGGTAAACTGGAAATGGGATGGGTTATTGAAAGGCCACCAGCAGTAAAGATAATAGCGGGGGAATCAATATCGGGTTTTTCAGCTAACAGTAAAGCGGCAGTTGTATTGGTGTTATCAAGATGTTGATAGTACCTGAGGTCTTTCCGGAGAGTGGCATAGGCCTCGCCAGCTACTGAGATACCCGCTAAATCATCCTCAGAGATTTCGGGACAGGCAAGAGCATAGGAATCTTCGAATGGATCAAAGGCATAAAAACCTGTACCCGCAGCCTGATCCCCCACATAGTCTGCCAATACCGGAGCAGCACCATCAGAACCCCCTGCTAAGGAATATACCGAATTGGTAGGCCTTAGTTGATAGGTGAAAGTTGATGTGTCTGCATATTGAATAGATATGAGATTAGACTGGGTATTTACAATATCCATATAGGTGGATCCTACAATAGAGGCATTAACCACCTTCAGGTTTTCAAATTTTTCTATTACCAAGGTATCATTGGTTAAGGTTACTTCCAGGTTGAAGTAATCAGCATTGGTATTTGTAGCAGCCTTGATGGTTACCAAGATATTGTTGTAATCTACTCCGGCATATTTCCCATAAACCTTAAAGAGGGAATGAGGTACAGCAGCAACAGTATCAACATAAATACCAGCCACATTAACCTTAGTGGTAGTTCTTAAGAAGGTAGTCTGATCAGAGGTAGCAACCTCTTTTACTGCCCAGGCACCTGTGGGATGAGCAATTTTTTCAGCGGCAATAGCAGCAATAAATCCGGCAATAACATTGGCAACAGTTGCAGCGGTAGCCTGGAAATAAATGGGATTAGCCCCATCCAGGGTGATCTTAAAAATATCTCCGATGGCTACATTGGCAGGAGTATGACTGTCTACTTGACCCTGGGCTTCTCCGTGGGGGGTTGTTGTGGTTGTTATAAAAGTAGGAGCAGCAATAACTCCCCGTACCCCATGGCCCACATAAGAAGATTCCGCAATAGCAGAACCATTACCCACAATACGATTTACCCGGAGAACAGCACCCTTCTGCATAGCCCTGTAGGCTAGTAATGGGAAATCTGAGGTGATATCGATATTTCCAAATAAGTTTCTAAACTGTTTGGGGGTGGTAATCAATGTACTGGGATCATTAATGGGACCCCTTTTTGTAATGCCCTCAAAATACAGAATTCCTACCGCAGGGGTAGCTGGTTCGTAGGCGTCATTGACTACATTAAAGTTTACATTACCGGTCGTAGACATATCAAAAGGTTTTGTTATTTATATAAGATTAATCTTGAGTTATTAGCTTATCAGAAGTTCTCTGGCTTTAATATTGCTGACATAAGTTGAAAAAGCTATTTCCTGGAGGGCAGCATAGGTATTAGTATAAACATCACTGGTAAAAAATAAATCTTTTACCTGATATCTATAAGCATATTCTAACATAGCCATATCGAAAGAGGGAAGTATGGCATGGGAGATATTTTCAATGAAAAGGTTAAAAACATCGTTATTTACTGTACCTAAGTGAGCGGGTACATAACCCCTCAAAGGAAGGGCATTAGCAACCATAGCATTTAAAATCCTAGCCTGTACAGCATTATTAGATAGTACATGGACCATGAAAGTAAAGTCTACTGTTTGGGGAGGTCTAATATGAGCATTCCAGATAGTACTCCCATTTTCAATTGTTGATGTATATACCTCTTTACCATCTCCCCCTACATCGCCTGGTACCATCATTTCAGTAATCAGGATTATTCTGGGTAATCTTTTTACCCCCTTGTATTCCGGGTTACTATTGTTAAATACCTCTACAGCAAAACCCTTATCTCCATTGGAGATAGAGGTTATAGCTGAGGAATAAGCAGATGATCCAGCAGGACTATTGGGATAGAGAAAGATATCAGGAAGGTATCCCTGACTTACTATCTCTTTTCGCATTGCATCGAAAAGGGTCAGTTCAACTAATTCCTGTGTACTACTGAGAACCTTGGCCATCTGTATTACTTTCCGTAGTGGTAGTGGTGGTACTAGATGAAGAAGTGGGTTGAGATTTATTTTCTTGGGCTTTATTAATAGCCTTCATCCCAAAAAGGGTTCCGTAAAAAGCGGTCATAGCCCCCATAAACCAAGCCATTTCATTCCATTGTATCCCCTCGATCCGATGAATAGATTGATACCAAATTACCCAAGCTAATACTAAACCCACGGGTAGGTAGTTAATCACTACAATAAACTGGTTAAGTCTATTGGAGCTATCAGGAGTATTAGATTGGAGAAAGGATCTTAACCAGGCCATTTTATTCTTTTATTGCGGTAAGTACTCCCCCATTGGAAATCTGGAGGTGCCAGGTTGCACCGTCTTTAGATTTAATCTTTAACCCTAAACTATCTGTGGCGGTAACTACGGGAGCTGTAACTGAAACCGTAATTGAAGCGGTGGCAGCATTAGCTGTGGTGGCATTCAAGGTAGCAATATTACCGGTAGTGATATTAGCTGTGGTAAAAGTTCCTAAAGGTGAACCCACTGATGTGGTACCCGATAAGGCGGGAGCAGTTACCAATGTACTTGAATATACCTCTCCAACAAAATGCCAAGTATGGGTAGGGTTAGTGATTCCAAACCCATTATAGGTTTTATAATCCTGGAACCAGGTTTTATTTCCATAGTTTTTCCATTGAGCAATTGAGCCCTGTGAGAAGGCCGTTACTGAGAAGAGGGCCATAACTAAAAATAAGAAAAACTTTTTCATCGGATGTGGATTAAATGGTTATTAACTGTTTTATTTAAAATTTCTGTAACAAATTTACCCATTGCGGCATTGCCCCCCATCTCTACCCAAGTAGGGTGAAATAGGGGTCTGGGATGGATGCCCCTTAATGGTGATCCTGTGTCTAGGATCAAGGCAATTTGTGCCGCATTTAATTCATGTTTTTTTCTTCCAGCCTTTACAGGTTTAACCGAAACAGTAACAGTAAATAAGTTCCGATTCGTTGTTGTATGGAGGGCATTATATAAGGTACCAGTCCATCGATACATTGCATTAGCACCCCAGGCAGGTTTATGAGAAGCTTTATAGATTGAGTATTTTTCAGAATAAGCAGGCCAGGGTACTTTAAGATTGGCCCCATTTGCCCGTATTGTTCTTTTTAAACTTCTTTCATATTTAAGTCCATAGGATCGCATAGCATTAAATGCCTCCCTTTTAACTTCCTTAGGTAAGGAATCTAAAGCCCTTACTAACTGTACCCAATTACCTTTTTCTTCTATATATATTCTTGAAGATAGGTTTCGGGCATGTAGTTGTCCTTGATTACCTGTGGTATAATTGGAAGAACCCATTATCTTCCGGTTTCCAGTTCATCCTTAATGGCTATGATATATTGGAGTAAGGTATCATCATAAGCCTGGGCAGTTTGGGTATCGCCCCCATTTTTAAACACTACCCCCTTTACCACGAACCTATCAAAATCAGGATTGAATTTAAAGTTCCCATTAGTATCTAAAAGGTCTAGGCCTCTTAAATAATCTTTGTTGAGGATAATTATTATGGTATCTTTATCTGTTATCCCATCAACATTAATACGGTCTGTAGGTAATACATTCCAAGCATTATATTGTATCAGGGCTAATAGCTCAATAGTCTCAAATTCTGTATTTCCCTCACGATCATCCCCGAAATAATCTAGTTTTTTAATAAGATGTTTCCATTCTATTAACTCATTGTTAAAAGTATCACTAGCAGCATTAATAGCTTGCCTAAATGATGCCCATTGGTTTGCACTTATTAGTTGCATTGATTAATGATTATGGTGGTGAAGGTGAAAGGTTCTACTTAGAAGGGGAGCAATAGTAGGCTGTGATAAGTCAGGGCAAATTTCCAGGGGTATACGGCATCTTGCAG